AGAGTAATATTATTCTATAATGTCTATTGAAATTGGAGATTATACGTATAATTATGAAGATGAAGAATTAGATGATATTGAATATTTAGAAATAATGAGTTTAGATGAGATAATAAAAGATAATCCTTCTTTTATTGCATTATCTGAAAATGATATACGAGATAATTTATATAATACATTCTTAAATAATAAAAAAGCTAATAATGTTACAAAATTATTTTATGAAATTATAAATGATATAAATGAAAAAAGAGGAGTGTTGAATAATTATGATAATTATATTTTTAACGCAGAAGCAGAAAAAGAAAAAAATGATGTAAATGATAAAAAAGAAGAGGAAGATGCAAACTATTTTAATAAATTAGAAAAAAGAGTAGCGAATCAATATAATAAAGAAAAAAATAAGTATTTTTTTTGTATAAAATATAACAATGATTCAACAAACCTTCGTTTTATGAATGATAAAAAAATAAATATATCTCTTGAACCATATCATAATAATGCTTTTCCTATATATTATCCTATTTTTCCATCAGATGATATAAATATTCCAATAATTTCAGCATATTATAAAATACCAAAATCTATTATAAATGATAATATATATATTAAAATAACAGAGCATTTAGTTAATAGTAAAAATATAAATTTAAAAATTGCAAAGGATTATGAAAATGTTAAGGAATTAATAAAAGATGTTAGACCAGATATTCATCATATAATTAATTATATGGAAGATGATAAAAGAAATGATTTTAATATGGATTATAAAAGTATTGATTCTATATTTAAAAAATTTGGCAGATCTCTTGATTTAATAAATGAATCTGATTGTGATATATTATGTAATTATATGATATCTATCACCGAATATGAAAAAGAAAGAAAAAATATATCGAGAAGTATAACTATTAAGAAAAGTGATATATTAAATAAAAAACTAATTTTTTTTGACAAAATAAAGTCTATAATAAATTTAATAGATTTAAATGATACTACAATAAATTTTTTGGAAAAAACAAAGATAATATTGGAAGAACATCTGTCTACTATTTATATTGCAGATGAATTAGTAAATTTAAATGATATAGATATTAATAAATTAATTTTACATATTAATCAAATAGAAAATGAAGATGCTATTGAATTATTAAAAAATATAAAACAATCTATGCATATAATAAAAATTAAAGAAACTATTGAAGAAATAAATAAAATATTAAAAACATTAGATAATAAAACAGAAATTATAAGAAATTATGAAATATTAAAAAAAAAATTTGAATATTCGCGCAATCATATATTTGATTATGATAAAGATGGTAAAAAATATTTAATATCATATCGTGAAGTTAAGGAAATAAAAGAAGGAAAAAATCATGATAATTATGAAGGTATTCCTATTTATGATATAAGTGATACCATAAATGTCGAAGACCAAGATAATTTAGCAGATTTAGCAAATGAAGAATATAATATTAAATATATTATTGATACTATTGATATTAATAAATATCTATCAAATATTACTTATAAGACAGAAGAAGGTTTTATAGATGGTATTAAAATTATACTTCCGGAATTAGAAGAAATAAGTAAATTATGCAATCTTGAAATTGATTACGATATATTATGTAGTGAATTATTTAAATATTATAGAAGTATTCCTTCTAAAAAAAATAGCATTATAAAAGAGTTTCAAGATAAAAATGTTGAATTAAACAAAACACTTTTAAATATATTAGAAAAATTACCTCCTAAAAATATTTTAAATATTCGCGAATTTGTTAATGAATTAGATAAGGATTTATTAGATATTATATTAATTGCAAATAATGAATGGTTATCTTCAATAAAAGAAATGTTTATACATGCTATTTCATTTTGGATTATTAATGTACAAGAAAAAATATTAGATGATACATTTCCTCTAGATGAAAATTATTTAAATGATAATTATATAGGTAATTGGTATAAATATGGTTCTCCTTTTAATAATTTAAAAAAAAGTGAAGATAAAGGTATTCTTCCATATATTATATATATAAGTAAAGACTATTTAATAAATAAAAATGAATTATTAATTAATATAGATAATTTATTAAAAAATACTATTAAATGTATTGAAGAAAATTATACAACAAATTTAGAAAATATGAGAAACAGATATGAATTATTAAAAGATAAAAAAAAAGAGATGAGAGGTTTATTAGAAAAGGATAAATTTAATACATTACGAGAAAATAAAATTTGTATAAAAAATATAAATTTATGTAAAGAACAACATGTAAAATCATTAATATATATGCCTGATATTAATTATGCTAAAATACACAAATTTCTACATGGTTGTTGTTTAAAAAAACTAGATAATACATTTAGTGATGACATTGACCTTAAAAATGCAAAGAGAAAAGATTTAATAGTATGGAAAAAAGAATTTGCCAAAAAACGATTAACTAATAAATCTCGTGATTTAAGATTTATACCAGAAAAAGTAGATAAAATAGAAAATAATTTAAAAGAAATATATAGTACTATTAAAGAAGATATTACATATGATATTAAACATTCAAATATAATATCATTATGGTTAGAAAAAATAAGACAAAAAAACAATAGTTTAATCTTAGATAAAGATATAGATGATATTGAATTTAATGCAAAAAAAATAATTAATACAACTAAAAATAATCTAACTATATTAGCAAAAACTTCTAAAAATTTAAAGAATGAACATTTTATAAATAGTTTTTACAAGGATAAAATAAAATACAAAAGTATAATTCTTGCTATTATAAAAATATTGAATAATTATTCTAAGAAAAAAGATAATATAGAATTATCATTAATAATAGATACTGCTATAAAAGATTTAAGAAATATTTTAATTGATTTAAATGAATTAAATAGTATATTAATTGAAGAAAATGAAATTGAGACAGAAATGATTAATAGATATATAATAAGTCGTGCGTTATGTTGTCCTTTTAATCCTGATGAATTAGTAAACGGATGTTTATCTTCTGTGATTATAAATAATAGTATAATACAAGAATTAACAAAAATTATATATACTGATATATTAAAAATAATTGAACTTAAATTTCCAAATGCAGAGGAAACTATTAATTTTTTAAATGAACAAAGAGAAAAAAATAAACAAAATAAAATAAATATATTAAATGACAAATCAGTTGAAGAGAATTTATTAATAAAAGAATTAAAGAAAGCAGGTATAAAATATAAAATAATGAATGAAAAGAATGAAAAAACTGAAGAAATTATTGAAAATGAAGAAGAAAATATTATTGCTGATGACACAGATAGTAAGGTGTTAGAAGATATATATGATGATAATATGGAAGATATTGATAAATATGATGATGAACATAAATTAGGGACATATGATAATGATAGTGATGATGAATTAATGTTAATGGGAGATATGGGTTTTATATATAATTAAACATTTTCACCTGCACCATATATTTTCTCTTGATGTTCTGTATTTAATTCTTTAAGTGGTGTTGTTGATATATTAACTAGTGTTGCTCCGGCGGCCGTATTTTCTTTTTTATTATTACTTAATCTTTTAGAAGAATTACTAGCATTTCCAATAATACCATTTAATTGTATTGGTATATATCTATCAGCATCATTAAAACATTTTGCTACTTCTATTTTAAATTTTAAAGGAATTTCTTCAAAAGAACAATCTTGTATTAAATTATCATATTTTAATGATAAAATATTATAGGTTTCTTTTGATACATTATTATCGCATGCTTCTATTTCTTGAGATAAAAGCATAAATTGTTGAGATAATTTTTTAAATATTTCAAATTTTTCACTTGCTTTAATGCTATTAGTAAGAGACATAATTAATACACTAACTGCATTAACTATTATATTAGGTATTTTAATAGAATTGGCATCTTCACTAATACTATTTATTATACACATAGTAGAACTAGTTAATACAAGAGGAATCGCAAAACAGAATTTAACAAAACTCCAATGCGAAGATGCTTTTGTGCAGAGTAGTGTCATTGATTCGCACTTATCTAAAAGTTTTTCAATATTATGCATATTATTTTTATAGTTTATCTAATAATATAATACAATATAATATTTTTTTATTTGAATTATTATATTAGAAGACAAAGTGTATGAATATAGAGGTAAAAACTGACAATTGGATTTTACCAAATAGAGTAGGTTATAATAAATTTATATATAATACATTTAATCCATCTAAATACAGCAAAAAAAAAATAGAAGCTTCTTGTAATTGTACTAAGGAAAGTTGCGATTTAGATGTATCTAAAGTTTCATTATTTCCACAACAACGAATAGTTAAAGATTATATGCAATTTGATAGTCCGTATAGAGGAATTTTATTATATCATGAGTTAGGTTCTGGTAAATCTGCAGCATCAATTGCAGCAGCGGAAGGATATATAAATAAGAAAAATATTGTAATTATGACACCTGCATCATTGGCGCAAAATTATGAAAATGAATTAATGAAAATATCTACTATAGGTTTAAATTTAAAAAAATCATGGACGTGCTTAAAAATAGATAAAAATAATTCTAAATCTATTGATGATTTAAAAAAATATGCTATACAAAAGCAAATAATCGGTAAAACAGGTAATGTATGGGTACCTTTATATAATAATGACATAGATAGTACCGAGATAATAGTTAATAATATTAAATATAATGATTTAAGTTCAAATTATAAGGAAGAAATTAATAAAACAATAACACATATAATAAGAAATAGATATAAATTTATAAATTATAATGGTTTAACAAAAAAATTAATAGATGAATTAGAAAAAAATGGAAATCCTTTTGATAATACATTTATTATTGTAGATGAAGTTCATAATTTTATAAGTAGGATAGCAAATGGTTCAACATTAGCAATGAGAATATATAATTTTTTAATAAATGCAAAAGATATTAAAATGGTATTATTATCAGGTACTCCTATAATAAATCAACCATATGAAATATCATTTTTAATAAATTTATTAAGAGGACCTATGATAACACATAATATACCTATATTAAATGGAAGTACAAATAAGAAGAATTTAGTTGAAAAAATAAAAAATACAGAATTATATAGTTATATTGATGAAATATATCAAACTGATAAATATGTAAATATAATATTATTACCATTAAATTTTAGAAGAGATGATTATAATTCTTCACAAATTATAAAAAAAAAATGGGATAATGATGAAACACATATATTGAAAGAATTAATAAATAAAATAAATGCGGAGAATATAATAAAAACAATAGAAGACAAGAGCAGTAGTAATATAGATAGAAAAAAACCATATTTAATAGTTACAAATGGAATAACAGGTTCTCAAAAAACAAAAATGGCAGATGAAATAATAAGTTATTTAAAATTAAATACTGATAATGTGAAAATAATAATAGATAATTTAATAATAAATAATAAAGAATACAAAAACAAGGTTAGTGAAATAATTAAAAAAGTAAATGCCGAATGTAATAATAAAAAGAATTGTATAGAAGATAAATATAAAAATCCTAATGAAAAATTATTAGATGCATTTGAAAAGGCATATTTTGATATAAGGAATGGTGATAATTGTACTGATGATTATTCAAAATCATGTGATAAATTAAATGACTTAAATTTAGAAAATGCACTTAAAGAAAATAAAAATATAGTATTTGAAACACAGGGTTTAAATATTCCATCGTGGTTATTATCTCATCCTTATCTACGTGATAATTATAATATAATATTTGGTTATTCATTATCTCCAATAAAAAAAATAGTAGATATAATAATATCTAGGGCAATAGCAAATATAAAAAAATTTGAAAAAGATCAAATTAAAAATCCTGCTCCTAGATTTCCAAATATTAATAAGATTAAGATTAGACAAAGTATAGTTAAGATAATTAATACATTAAAAATGTTGAGAAATAATTGTATTGATAATATAAAATATTTAAATTGTGGAAATAAAAAAATAGATAAATTATTAATATATAATAATAATACAGAATTTAAATTAGAACTAGTATATGATAGTAAATATGACATGAGCGAAGATGAATTTGTAAATATTATTAAAAATATTGTTAAAATAGACGAAGAAGATAATTTAAAATTATCTTTAAAACATAAAAAAACAATAGACTATGTTTTTCCAATTAAGCAAGAAGAATTTAATAATCTATTTATAAATAATAAAGATCCAGAAGATATTAAAGTAATAAACCAAGATATATTTAAAAGAAGAGTGTTAGGAATATTGAGTTATTATAAGACAACTGGGTCAGAATTATTTCCACGATTATTACCTGAGACTATTAGATATATGTATATGACTAAACATCAAATGAAGAAATATGTAGAAGTTAGAAAAAAAGAGATAGATATGGATGATAGAAAGAAGAAATTTGGCAATAAGGAAGGGGCAGATACTAGTTCAGTTTATAGGGCTTTTAGTAGATTAGTTTGTAATTTTGCATTTCCAGATGAAATATTAAGAGAGTTTCCACAAGATATTAGATTATTAAAAAAAAAAGAGATATCCCTAAATGATGATGATAAAAATGATGATGATAATGATTCTAGCGATATTAATAAAGAGGTTGCAATAGAATATGAATTAAAATTAAATAATGCTTTAAAAGAATTGAAAAGAGGAAAATATTTAGATATTAATAATTTACAAGAAAATTATAGTCCTAAGTTTGCACAAATGTTAGAAGATATAAATACATCTCCTGGTAGCGTATTAGTATATTCTCAATTTCGTGTTGTTGAAGGTTTAGGTATATTTAAGGAGGTTTTAAATAGACATGGATATGCTGAAATAAATATAGTAAAAAACGAAGAATTTGGATATATACTTGATGACCCTGATGTATTTGATAAGAAATATGATAATAAAAGATATGTAATTTTCAATTCTGACCGCATTAAAACAAATATATTAATGAATATTTTTAATGGTGATTTTAGTGATCTTCCTGATAGTATAAAAGTAAGTCTTCCAAATAGAGGAGTTGGCGTAGATCAAAGATATGGAGAACTTGTTAAAATCATGATGATTACACAATCTGGTGCTGAAGGTATATCATTAAAAAATGTTAGAAGGGTTTTAATAACTGAATATTTTTGGAATTCTGTAAGAATAGATCAGGTAATAGGAAGAGCAGTTAGAACGTGTAGTCATATGTCATTACCATTAGAAGACCGAAATGTTGGTGTATATAAATATATTATGAAATTTACAAAAGAACAATTATTATCTAATCCAACTATAAGAAAAAAAGACAATGAATTAACAACAGATGAACATATATTAATTAAGGCTCAAAAGAAAGAAGGGTTAATAAAAACATTTTTAGATATGTTAAAAGCTTCTTCTATAGATTGTATAATACATTCTGAAATAAATAAACCTCTTGAAAATGGTTATAAATGTTATAATTGGCCTATTAATATAAACGATAATAAATTATCATATACTCAAAATATAAGTGACGATAATAAAATATTATCATATAAATTATATGAAAGAACTAATAAAAATAAGGGAAAGGTAGTAACGCACGATGGTAATAAATATGTTTTGTTAAATAATAAATTATATGATTATTTTAGTTATAAAAATGCTGGAATATTATTATTGATTTAATATATAAATAATAAATTATAGTAAATAAGAAGTGTAAATATTTTTGTATTACTATATTAATGAATAATATAATATCTTTGGATACTGAAAATAAATGTATATGTCGTTATGATAATTTCAAAATATGTAATCGTAATATAAAAGATGATGAATATTGTAGATATCATAAAAATATAAAAAATAAATATATGCATAAAATATATTATGATGTATTTAGAAATAAAAATGAAATAAATATGGGAGATTTATATGAACTATATAAACATATTAATGATATTAATTATCCATTTATTAAAGATATATATATAGAATTATTACAGAATATTCCTTATAAAGTAATCCGAAATATAGTAGATAAAAGTAATTATAGAATATTTGCTAAAAATAATTATACTAGTAAAATGGAAAAATATTTATTATTATATAACATAAATAAAAATACTTATGATTTTGAACATAATAATAAATATATAGATAGTTTAATAAAAATACAACGAAAAATTAAAGATAATAAAATATTAAAATATGAACCTAATAATATTTATATGAATGATGAAGAATTATTCACAGGAGAGAATATATGTGAATTACCAAAAGAAAGATTATTTGTATTAAAAAATGAGAGAGGCGAAAAATATGTATTTGACGCAATAGAGTTAGAGTTTTTTATTAGAACAACTATAAATAATAAACAGATACCTTATAATCCTTATAATAGAGAGTTATTAGGTGATAATATTATAAAATCATTAAAAAATTTTATAAATTATAATAATCTAAAAATAAAGGATAATGAATATAAATGGGAAACAGATATGCACGCATTTACTGATTTAGCAATAGAAATAGAAAGGAGAGGATTTTATAATAATCCGGAATGGTTTAAATCATTAACAAATGTAGATTTTTTAAAAATTATAAAATATTTTAAACTATTTTCTAATAATATTCCTGAAAATAGTTTATATTTTAATAATATAACAGAAGATACTTTAATATTTGATTTTTGCAAAGATGCTATTAAAATGTTTAGAGAATGTAATGAAGAATTATATATATTATGTTGTAATTTTATAAAATCATTAGCAATGTGTTCTAATAATTTTTATGAGAATATGCCTAATTGGTTAATTGGAGGTCCTAATAACATAAATATAGCAACTATGGCAAATAATATTTCTAATATTCGTATAAATACAAATATAGATACATTATTAGGAATTATAAATAGAAATACTTTAAATGATTTAGAGAATAATTTTTTATTTTATTATTATGTAGAACATATTTAAGGTTAAAGATGAATAATTATGATATTAAATATACTCCTGATTTTGCATATACTCCAATTAATCCAAATATAGTTATGAATAATATAATTGAAGAAAAACAAAAAAATTTATATGATACATATATTAATAAATTTAAAATAGCTTTTTATGGATTTTTTTTATTTATTACATTGTCTCTTCCAGTAGCATATAAAATAGTAGATATGATAGCAAAAATAATATCAAATAATATTGAACTTTATGATTTACATTTAGAAGAACCTACACCATTTGGTAGAATAGTTATGGGAATAATATTTTTTATATTAATATTTTTACTATAAAATAATAGTTTATATATATTTTTTAGCAATCTATTTAAACTGCCTTCTTTTTAACAACCTTCTTAACAGCAGGCTTAACGGGTTCGGGTTCGGGTTCTGGTTCGGGTTCTGGTTCGGGTTCTGGTTCGGGTTCGGGTTCTGGTTCGGGTTCGTCTTCATCTTCGTCTTCATCTTCATCTTCATCTTCATCATCTTCATCTTCATCTTCGTCTTCGTCTTCGTCTTCCTTCTTAATATTTTTTTTAATATCAACAACTACATTTGATACTTTTGAAACAGATTTGTTAATTACTTCAGTATCTACATCAATATCTTCTTCATCC